CTAAGAGTATATCATAGGATTTCTTATTATCTTATGAAGTATTCTAGACTTTTCTTTGCTACCCAAAGTTTTATTGAAATAAATTATTGTATATCCCTTATATTTTGTAATGTAATATTTAAAATTATAATCACATAATTTTACTATGTATTTTTTGTTTTTATATATAAATCCCATCATAAATTCTCCTCCAACTCTACTTTAAATGCAATATAATTATACCTCGTGAAAGTATTCCTGACAGGAATATTTCGACATAGTCCTTTTGAGGCACAATTTATAAGTTTTATTTTGTCGTAATTTGTGTAAAAATCCAATTGATAAAACAATTCGAGGTATGATAATGTTAAAAAATGCAAGAAAATCAAAAAGAATGTCGCAAAAATATCTTGCTAAAAGGTTAGGAATAACACAATCTTATCTTAGTAAGCTTGAGAATAAAGAAAAATATAATAAAAATGTAACTATAGATTTGGTTGAACGAATAGCTGAAGAGCTAGATTTAGATAGTACAGACGTTTTTTTCTACTTCTGTCGCAGAAGTTAAGCTTTACTTTTAATATTTTGAATAAATAATAACTTTCCGTTAGAATCTGCAAACTAATCTTAGCTCAAATGTAGGCATAATATAGGAAAGAAAAAGTTTACTAGAAGTTTCCATTAGAATAAGCCTTAACCATTTTGTACAAAAAAGTATTAAAAAGGAGCTAGATAGATTATATAATTAAAAAGATCGAAGAAAGATTTAAAAATTAGAGTGATACGAATAACTTTAAGTATATAATTAGACCTATAGTAACAAATGTAAATTATTAATATCTATAGATGTGAATAGTATTTAATACATTATATAAAAAATACGATAGTCCTTGTTTCAAGTTAAAAACTATCTTTTTACTGAAATATGTCTATATAATCACCATGTACATATCCACCATGATTAGGATAGTAAATGTGTATCCACTCCCCTTCTTTTCTGTATAATCTTACTTTTTCTCCATGTTTCAAGATACCTAATATTTTGCTATTAATTAATTTACTCTGTCTTACATTTAAACCGTCTTTGGCAGTAACAACACCTAGCTTTCCATCCAAAGAATACCAATTACTATTACTAGGTATAGTTTTGCCTGTAATTCCTTCTACAATTGCATTAGCTAATCTTTCTGCACCTACTTTTTTGTATAACTCTACGTCTATACTATCTATAAAAAATAACTCTATTAACATTGCTTTGGTCTTCGTATTTCTTATTACATATAAATTACTTCCATCCTTAATTCCCCTATTATTAAATCCTAAAGCAGATACATTTTTTAAAATCCCCTGTGCTTCTTTAAGAGTTTCCTTACTATAAGTATATATTTCTACACCTTTTCCTCCTCCTGCATTTACATGTAGAGATATAAATAAATCTACATTATTAGAGTTAGCCTTATTTACTCTATATGATAAGCTTTCACTTACACTATTAGTACTATCTATTGCACATTCTATAACTGTATGCCCTAAAATTCTTAATTTGGAAGTAACTATTTTCCCTACTTCTCTTGTAATATCTTGTTCTTTAAGTCCATTGCCTACTGCTCCAGTATCATAACCTCTTAAAGTATGTCCATAATCTATACCTATTCTCATAATTAATCCTCCCTCTTAATTTCTTTTTTATTGCCTTCCTTAAGTTGTAATAATGCTTCTCTTATTTTTTCTGGTATAGGCAATCCTAATGATCCACAATTTTCTAAAATAGATAAACCTTCATTTGCTATATAAAAATAACAAATAAGAGTTCTAAATATCCATTTATCAATATTCAATAACCTATCTAAGCTTACTGCAACTATTAACACTACAAATATAACGCCTTTTCTAGCAATACCTTTAAGCCCAACATTACTAGATAATTCTTTATTAAAATATGCCCTCATACAACCAGTTACATAATCTAAAGCCATTAGAGTAACTAATATCTGTAACGCTAAATCCCAAGCTCCAAAGAACCATGTAAATCCTGTTCCTATGCTTGCTACTATTGTTTTTATTAAATTATCCTTTTCCATATTACATCCCTCTTTTGTTATAAAAATAGGCAAAATAAAAAGACCTTATGGTCCGTTATCTTGCCTTTAAAATTTAATTTATTCTGTAATATAATCCACTTCTGCAATCCTCTTAAACTCTTCTACTGTTAAAATACCCCACTTTGTAGCTTCTTTTAAATCATCTAAGCTTAAATATTTTTCACTATAAAATAATTTATAAAAATTAAACATTCTCAATACCTCCTAATTGGGTTAATTTTATGTTTAAATTGTTTATTTGCTCTGCTAAACTAGCAATTAAAATATCCTTTTTCTTATTATCAATAGTAAGATTATTTATTGTTTTAATGGTTAATTCTTCTCTTGTCGGTTCATCTTCTATATGTTCATGTGTAACTTTTCCATATCTTCCGTAAGCGTCTTGTATTTGTTTAAGGTATTTTTCAAGTTCTGCATCGTTACAAGAGAATTCTAATTCCTTTAATTCTTTTTGAAAATCATATTCTCCAGTTTCTTCGTTAAAAAATATCTCTACAACTTCTAAATTGTAGTATTTAATCTTATGCATATTTTTCCTCCTTTAAGTGAGTTGAATTCTTTTTTGATATCCGTCAGCATCGTAATAGAAGCAAAAATAACGACTTCCCTCAGTCTGATGAACGACTTTACTTTGTGAACTATCAAAAATAGATTCTGTAATTATTTTTGAAGAGAATTTTTGGAAGTTGCAATCTCTAGCAGGCGTACGAAACTCAACGTTAGTTATATAATCTCCGCTACAAGAGTCTAGCAAGCCTTTATCTACAAGTGAATTTTGAGCAAAATTTTTAAATGAACAATAATCTACCCTTCCAATTCCAAAATCATTACCGAAACAATACCCCGTACAAGTGAAGTTACTACTAATTACGTTATTAACTCTGTATAAGTTACTATCTTTGTTATTGTTAAAGTTACTTATAAAGTTGCATCTTAGATATTGAGTTCTTCCATAAAACACATTATTGTAACTATTTTGTGGTAAGGAACAATATAGGAAGTTGTGCATTTTATTATTTCGACTATCAGAACCAATGCTTGAGTATTTAAAGTGAATGTACTCAGAAATTGAACTTCCTAGCACCTCGTTATTGTCACCAGATAGATTTATCGCAAAGGAGTTCTTCACGAGATTATTATTACCAACAACAACAAGGTTTGTGTTGTTCATAATAACGTTATTAGACCCGCTTATATTAAGTGTGTATCCAATATTAACTCTATTACTAAATCCTGACACGTAGACACCGCTTAAATTTCCCCCGAGTTCATTACCTGAGCCAATAATAACAATATCGGTAGAGTTTACACCTACAGTATTATTATTACCTCTTATGTACCAACTAGGAGTTGTTTTAAATCCGTCTATTTCTATATTGGTACTATCTCCAAAAGCAGTATCAAGTTCAAATTCTGAACTGTAACATTTAACAAAAGAACTGTTAGGAGTTTCAATGTACATTTGTGCAAACCTAAAAGAGTTTGCTGTAATATTTCTAAACTTAGTTTCTTTTATAAAACCCGAAACATTATACCAACCTGTTTCAAAAAAGCTCCCTGTACCCCTCGAAAGATAAAAATCACTATCTTTTTTATATACCTTGTTAAGCTCTAATGTTGGGTTTCCTGAAGCTACAAAAGTTATATCATTAACCCCTGACTCAGTTAAGACGTTGTTTTGTGAAATTTTACCTACAACAACTTTAAGGTTTTTCCAATCTGACGGTGCTGATATTCTCTTTCCTGGGTCTATTCTTCTCAATATACATCCTCTAACAGGTGACCCGTTAAGTCTTAAATCGAACGTGAAATATATAACATCATCCGGATATAAAGTTGATACAGCTATCGAATAGAACTTATCTTCTTTTATAGCTGTAAGAATAAGTGGTTCATTTTCTCCTTCAGAAATAAGTTCACTTCCGTCTTGATGTTTATAATAAGACCTCCAATCTTTGTAAAGATATCTTTTGCCTTTAACCAACGCTTTATTTTTTATAAGCTCCTCAATTTCAGCTCCAGTAGCCTCTATTACTTTAACTGTACCTTTTCTTATGTCATCAAGTGTTTTATCAAGCGTTTCTTCTGTGCTAGTATACACCGCTTTTGCATGTGTCATGGGTAATATATTGCTCTTATCTACATCTTTTAATATTTTTATTCTTCCTTGCATATTTACCACCTCTTATTTTAAAAATAGGCAAAATAAAAAGGCTATATGCCCTAATATCTTGCCTTTAAATTGTTTTAATTATGTCACAAAAATTATCTATTCTGTAGTAACTTTTTCTAATAGTTCTTGGTACTGTTCTACTTCAAGTTGATTAAAAGTAAAAAATACATTTAACTTGTTTATCATATCCTCTTTTTCAAATCTAGCAGCAGTTATTAAGTTTTTTAATAAGTTATACAACATTTTTCATTCCTCCATTTTCTAATAAATTATTATATTCTTTATCTACAACATAGTTTTGTACTTCTAACAGTTGCTCTTTTAAAGCTTTAATCTCTGCTTTTAAATTTTCCTTTTCTAATTCTTCTTTTGTTAATTCATCTTCTATTTGTTCAAAGGAAACTTCTCCATATTTTCCGTAACATTTCACAATGTGGTTATACCATTTTTCAAGTTCAATATCCTTGCAGTCATAATAAGTTTCTACTAAATCTTTTTCCGTTGTAATTGTACCGTCTTCATTTTCTATCGTATTTACAACGGCGAGAACAAAATATTTAATTCTATGCATAAAATCCCTCCTATGTTAATTGATGTAGTCTTACGCCGCCAGAACTATCTGCATATCTAATATATTCTTTTGGAAATGTGCTAGATTCAAAAGCAGTAACTATATCTTTAGAAGCAGTTGATGCGAGTATATCTAGATTCAAGGTTTTATTTGTGACTTTTTGCATATAACAATATCCTGTTGCCCCCTCAAAAACATTATTGTTTATATACTCTCCCGAACAACGTTGTATATAGTTTTTAATTTTATTATTTGCGAAAAATCTAAAGTTACAGTCAGTTAAGGGATACGTAAATTCATTTGAATAACAATCTCCTGTTATTACTAAGTTATTATTAATACTTTGGGTCAGATCTCCATTACAAGTATTCTGATAGAAAGAACCTCCGAAATGACATCTTAAAAACCCTATTCGACCATTGTAATCATTTTGATAAGTAGACCCTGAAAAAAAGGTTTTTTCTGCGTTTGCAATTTCATTATGTCTAGCTCCTGCACCAATTTCACACCCAATAAAGTGTCGGTATGCCGATGAAGTGCTTTCCCCTCTTAGGACATTGTTATTTCCATGCAAAGTTAGTGAAAATGCATCTCCTCCTAAGTCATTATAGTTCCCAATGACAACACTTGTACTAACCCCTGGCCTTATAAAATTATTATTTCCTTGCACAGTAGTACCGTATATTCCTTGTTCTACAACATTAGTATTACCAACCACAAACATACTAAAACAACTGTCACCCATTTTGTTACCACTACCTATTATCGTTGTGTTTGTACTGTTGAATCCTAATCGATTATTATTTCCTCGTATATACCAACTAGGTGTTACATTAAACCCGTCTATTTCTATATTCGAACTGTTTCCGAAAGGCGTTTCGAGTCTAGGGTTGATTAGGGATAATGCCACATAATCTTCATTATATGTCTTAATAAAAATATGAGGTAATGAACTTTTATGGTCTTTTATATTTCCAGATATCATAACTTTTACAGATGGGTCAAAAAATTTTGATACATCTATCCATCCTTTCTGATAAAAAGAACCTTCGTACCTAGATAAATATCTAGTTCCTGAAACAGTATTATGATATAAGGTTTTCATCATAGATGGTGGTGCTTGAGTTATTTGCGAGGCTTGTCGTTTTGCATCTAATGTATTCCAATACACATGGTCGGGATCTACATCATAAACGACAACTTTCATATTCTTCCAATCTGATGGTGCTGAAACCTTTTGTATAGGGTCAATCCTCCTTAGAATATTCCCTTGAACAGGTGATCCCTCTAATTTAGCACTAAAATTAAAATATATTATGTCCTGTGGTTGTGTGAGTGATTTCACTATAGGGTGAAATTCATTTTTTGTTGTTGCAGTTAAAATCAAAGGTTCAACTTCACCTTCTGTAACCATACCGTTTGAATATGTGTAATATGACTTCCAATCTGTATATTTATAAAATTTTCCTGCAACAAGTTGTTTGTTATCTACTAATGCTTTTAATTCATCGCTTGTAACCTCGACAATCTCACCTATAGAACTCACTACTGAATCTAAAATCCTAAAGTTTTCATTGAGAACCTCTATATCTTTTTTAGTTGCCATTATAATAGCTGGATCTATCTTTAATGTTACATTTGCAGAGTTACTTACTTCTAATATCATTCTTATTATTAAATCTTTAGTTGATCCATCACTTATAACTGGTTTATAGGTTTCTGGGTATTTTCCTATGGCAATTAAGCTGCCTTCATCATCAAATATCCCTACCTCTCTTATAAAAAATCCTCCTACATTACCAGCAATTATTGTTTCTATAACTATCCAGTTTGGATTTTTACTATCTGTGGTTATAGAACTTATATTTCCTTTCCAAACTTCATTAACTAGGGCTTCTTGATTCTCTGTGGGATTATAATACTTTCCATTTCCATCACCTAGTACTAAGGTTGTTAAATTTAATTTATTTCCAAGAGCATTTGCATTAGCTATTTTCGCTTTTCCTATAGATGTTAATATGCTATAAAATTGTTCTGCCATTATATTGCCTCCTCTCTAGATATACTGTTATTTTCTAAGATCTAATTTATATCGCAAATATTATCTATTGTGATATTATTTTATTTAATTCTTCTTCTTTAAGCTTACCAGCTTGAACCCATATTTTTAATTGCTCAACTTTAGCCCATCCTTTTTCATAACAATATTTACACCATTCAAAAGTATTCATACTACATTACTCCTTTCTCTACTAAGTCTGTTTGTAAATTAAAAAGTTGCTCTCCAAATCTTTCATTTTCTTGTTTAAATAGCAATAATTCTGTCTGTGTTTCAAATAACTGTCTTTGCACATCTTCTAGTTTTTCTTGCTGTAACTCTTTTTGTGTTTTAGGAATATCTTCATATTCAAAATATATTTCTTTAGTTTCTAAATTTATATAGCCTATGGTAAATTTCCCATCTTCTTTAGGTTCATAATAATTATCTACTACAATACCTTGTTTTAATTCTTCTTCAGAAATGGTCTCTGGAAAATTATGCACTGTTATTATTCTTCCAATTTTATCATTAATTTTTGTATAAAATAAGCATTTCATGTTTATCACTTCCTTTTTATATAATTAGACATCCTAAAGATATTCTTTTAATGACTGAACCTTCTGAAATATAAATATCATTCTCATGTTGTAACATAGTTTCAATATGAGATAATCCATAACTCAACAATATATTGATGTTTTTATCGCATTTATTGAGATAATATTTTTTAGTATCATCTTTAAAATATTGTTGATTAATTACATATATATCTCCATTTGAATCAATAGATCTAACTTTTAAGCCACCAAAAAATGTTCTATTTATTTTTAGCTTACCTAAATTATCAAGTACAACTAATTGATTTCCATATGTGGCATATATCGTTCCATCTAAGTTACTTTCAATAATCGAATATAATGGTCCTAAAACTTCTGAATCTAAAATCATTTGATAATACCATATGCATTTCCCATGTTTATCATATTTTATTACCATTTTATTATCCAGAACAATAAACATTTCTTCTTTGCTATTAATAAATAATGCTTCTACATAATTATAACCATCGTAAAATTTTTCCAATTCTATTGTACTTACTTTATCACCATTACTATTAAATTTATACATATAAAAACTTGTTGCAGTATAAAAATTTCCTTTTGTATCTATAAAAACATCTCCTACATATCTTTCAGCCTTTTTCGTCCAAATCAGAGCTCCACTAGAATTAAGTTTATAAATATTAGGTACATAATTATCTGAAGCTCCATCTGCAAATATATAAACATTACCATCGCTATCTACATTAATACGTCTTATTTCTGTTGCTACATGAGAAATCTTATAATTCCATACCATTGAGCCTGTAGGCGTTATTTTTCTTATAGTGTTATCATCTGAATGTGAATAGAGATATCCAGATTTATCTATAGCTATGGCTCTTACTATGTCTGAATGACCATAATATGAATATTTTGTTTGAATAGAAATCTTATACGGTATTGTTATATCATTTTTACCATATAATTGCTTTATTTTGTTAGCTAATTGTTGATGTGTATCACTACTACTTGCTTGAACTCCTTTGTCAGTAATGGCAGTAGCGATAGATTTTTTTCCATTACTGACAGATGTAAAAAGTTCCTCCATACCTGCTTTTACATTTTTGCTGACAAATTTACTACTGTCTAAGGTAGTCTTTTCTGCTGTTACTTCTATACTCTCAACTTGTTTCGTAATATCAGCCATTTGCGACGTAACTTCTTCTATGTTTTCTTCTATTGTTTTATTATTATTGGCTTTTATGTCTTCTGCCTTAAGTGTGATATCACCTAGTTTATTATTTACTTTGGTTACTGGTATTTTAATGTTTTTAATTTTATTATCCAGTATTTCCACATCTTTTTTAGTTGCAATTACGGTAGTTGGTTCTATCTTTAAAGTTACACTTGAAGCATTGTCTACTTCTAATATCATTCTTATTATTAAATCTTTAGTTGCTCCATCACTTACAATAGGTTTATAGGTTTCTGGGTATTTTCCTATGGCAATTAAACTGCCTTCGTCATCTAAAACACCTACTTCTCTTATAAAAAATCCCCCTACATTACCAGCTATCATTGTTTCCATAACTATCCAATTTGAATTTTCACTATCTGTGGCTATCGCTCCTACGTTTCCTCTCCAAACTTCATTAACTAGCGCTTCTTGATTTTCCGTAGGATTGCAATACTTGCCATTTCCATCTCCTAATGCTAAAGTTGTTAAATTTAATTTAGTACCAAAAACACTGGCATTAGCTATTTTAGCTTTTCCTATAGATGTTAATATACTATAAAATTGTTCTGCCATTATATTGCCTCCCTTCTTGGGTGTATTGTTATTTCTTCCACATCTGAATTATTAGATAATGCAATATTAAGTTTTGCTTTAGTTTCTAAAGTTTTAGCGGTATATGGATATAAAGTTATTTCTTCTCCTGCAGTAACACAACTTGCATAATAAATAGGTGATTTAATCTTTTGTACTAATGTGGAATTTAATTCCATATTGCATGGGATTATATATCTAAAGTTATCTATTATTTCATTAAAGGTATTCCAATCAAAAGTGTTTATTTCTACTTTTAAAATATATTCATTGTTTAATAATTCTAATTTATAGTTGTCTTCTCCAAATAAATTTTTCAGCTTATTGTCTAAGAATCTACAGCTAAATGGAACTTTGTCTAACTTTCTATTTTTAATCCTTAACTTTCTAAAATCTAAGCTTTCATTCAAGTCATCTACCCTTATTTTAAATAAGGTTTCATATTTTTTAATGCCATATTCTGTTGCAGTATCTATAAAGTTTTCATTTAAAATTCTTTGCTGTCCTTTTTCTAATAATTCAAACTCTTTATCTTCTGTTTCCATTATTTCTTTAAATTCTTTTACATTAGCAATCTCTGGTGGTAAAAAGTCTATTAACTTATTCATTTAATACCACCTCTTTCAATATAGGGACTTCATCTAATCCTAGAGTTAAATTTTCTTCTTTCCCATTTATCTTAGTTGTGTGTATATCTGCCACACCTTCTACATTTAAAATTCTAGCTTCAATTTGGCTTATTCTAACTATTGTATTTTCTTCCTCAGACCATTGCTTTCTGAGACTTAAAAGATAATCTTTAATAACTCCCTCTATATCCTGCTGAACTTGACCTATAGTCACATCCCGTCTTAACAGAAGTTTAGTATCTATAGTTATTTCTATATCTTCAGCTCCCTTAACCGTTACTACATGACCCACTGGAGCTATACCTAACCCTTTCCCATTGTTAGGAATAGGATCTAAAGTAGTTTGGACTAAATCAATTAATTCTTTAGTAGGAACGTTGTAGCTGCTATCCAAAAATACAATTTTTACAGTACCTCCTCCATTCCATATAGGAAATATCTTTACAGCTCCAACTCCCTCTATAGTTCTAGTGTTAATTTTATAATCTGCTATGTTACCGCCAAATGGTTTTTCATTTAGATGCTCAATATACCTATTAAAAAGACTTTCATTATCCTCTATTTCCTGTCCTGGGATAATAATTTCTCCTAAATTAGCAGTAGATAAACCCTCTATATAATCTATAGGTATTAATTGACCTGCTATGAAATTGCCTTCTATACCTATAGACTCACACCTCATTTTATATGTCCCTGTGGATATTTTCTCTATAGTTATAAAATTAAAATCATCTATAGAAAATCTACTACCTATAGGAATATCTATTAAATTATTATCTTGGTCATAGAAATATCCTTTTTTAATTGCATAAGTTGCAGCCCCTCTTTTAAGCCCTTCTTCTGCTACCCTTAAATCTAAAAATTCATCTGGCATATTGGGACTAGCAAAAGTATATTCTAAAAACCTATCCATATCAGAATACATTCTTGCAACTTCCATTGCTGCTGGAGCTAAAGCATTGTATATAATAGAGCCTTCTCTTTTGTCTAAATCTCCCTGTACTCTTTCTAACATCCTATTTAAAATTGTTTCCTCTGTATATGCTTCAAACAACTATCTCACCACACTTTCAGTAAATTCTCCGTAAATAGAAAAAACTGTGAACCCAACTTGAACACAGTCTTTATCATATTTAAATATAAAATTATCAATATTGTTAATCCTGTCATCTTGTAATAGTGCTTCAGTTATTCGTCTTTTAAACTCACTTTCTGCTATATCCTTTTGCTTACCTATAAGTTCATTAAGTTCACTTCCATAGTTCCAAGAATATATCAGATACTCATATCTTTCTGTATTTAATATTAAATATATCGCTTGCTTTAACGCTTCAACTCCATCACAAAAACCTATAGTTTTTCCTTTTTCAAAATCTATTCTGTATGTTTTACTAGGTTCAATTATTTCTTCTAATTCTAAATCATCGGATATAACTGCTCCTTGTGGTAATATACTCAATTGTTACACCACCTTATCTAATATAATGTATTGTTGTCCACCTTGCACTCTTAACAATAAGACTTTATCCCCTTGTTTAAGCCCTTCTCTTATAACAACTTTATTTAAAGCATTAGAAGTTGAACCATTAGCATAATTATGGTTATGGGATAAATCTATTTCATACCTAGTTAAACTCTCAGGGATAATAAAAAATTCCTTTGGTAGTATAAGTTTTTGATCTATCTTTATTTTAAAATCCTCTATATTTAGTACTTCACCAAAAATTATATTAACTGGATTACTTGCACCTACTGCATCTATTCCGGCTTTTTTTATAATATTTATCATTCCCAATTATCTACACCACCTTTAAATCAAAATCCATAACTAAATTACCTTTTTCAAACTTATGGGTGGCTTCTTCTATTAAATAGTATTGTTTAATTCCCTTTTCTTTTATGTCCACATAGACACCAGCCCCTGCCCTTAACTTTAAATCGTCCTTAATATCAATGCTTAAAATATCTTTTAATTTTAATGTTTTAGACTCTCTGTTCTTAAGTTTTAATGTATTATTAACCATTTCTTGTATTTGTGCCTTATTCATTTTTTCATCTACTTTTTTATAATATTGAAGTCTTCCCCATTTAGCTATATTCTTACTATCCTGTGCAATAAACACATCTGTTCTCATCTCTTCTTTATTTTCTCTAACTATCTTTACTCTATTATAGGTATCAGATTCTATACTATTTTTCCAGTCATAATCACCTAAATTGCTATCATCAGAGATAACAGTTCTTTCCCTCATATTATTTATATTTTTTAAACAAAGAGCTCCAAAATCATCATAAAAGGTATAAGTTTGCTTTGTATTCACTAAAGTCTTTTCTAAAGAACTATATATTATATCTAGAAGCTTTTTATCACTCTCTAAAATAGATGGAATTACATACTTTGTGTCTTCTATAGTTCCTACCTTTAATCCAATATCATTTGCTATTTGGCTTATTATTTGACTAGCTTTTTTATTAGTAGAAAAATAGCTATCATTGAATAGCAGGTATCTTATCTGATCAAAGGCTGTTACTTTTACTTCAATATCTTTACTGCCACCATTCTCAAATACATAACCATAGAAAACTTTATTATTATCTACCTTAAAACTTACTACATCACCATTATTTATAGCTATAGACTTATCCTTTATAAATTTAAATTCTAAACTAGAAGGATTCCCTTTTCTTTTAGTTTTCCAAGTGACTTCTGTAATAAGTTCAGATATATTAAATACATTGCCATTTTTATTATCTAAAAGTAATTCAATTTGCACTTAACCACCACCTATGGAATTTTAAAAACTTGGCCTGGATATATTAAATTAGGATTTTTGATATTATTTAATTTTGCTATTTCTGGATATCTAGCACCATCACCAAGATACCTTTTAGCAATGTGCCACAATGTGTCTCCACTGACAACAGTATGTGTTTTTTGTTTTGGTTTTTCTATTGGCCTTGGTGGTTTAGCCTTTACAGCTGCAGTTTTATTTTTAGTATTTTGTTTAGTTACTATAACTACTTTTTTAGCTGCATAAGGCTTATATCTCTTAAATTCTATAGAGTAATATATATCTCCAACTTCTCCACCTTTTTCACTTAGTTTAAAACTTTCTATAATAAATAAGTCATTCAGCTCTAAAGGACTCCCACCAGTAAATATAAATCTTATTTTTTGTCTCTTATCTCTCCACGCTCTAATTTTGCTAATATAAAAACTCGGAGAAAATAATTCCTCCGAGCTTACATAGGGTCCTCTATTTAATGGAAAATAACTCTCAAAACTTATCTCACTTAACTTAGGTTTATTTATTGTATTAATTTCTCCTAAGTTAATAACATTAAAAGTTTCATTGTCCCCATCTTCATTTATCTCTATTTTTTCTGGGAGTACTGGAAGAATAAATCCTTCTTCACCGTCATTTATTCCTAGATACATTTTGTACATTAAGCATATACCCCCTCTGCACTATTAACTAGCTCATTTTCCATGTAGGTTTCTATTCTAGAGATTATTGTATTAATATCTGCCTCTTCTTTAATATCTCCAGTTGTAACCTGCACTGTAGGAGTTAGTGTAACAAAATTTTGTACGCTCTCCTGTTCTGCTAAATCTCTCATCATTTCTAAATGTTCATTACTTACATCCATTTTATCGTCAATATTTTTAAGATGATCATTAGCTCCTGTAATACCTTTACCTAAATCTCCTAAATTTCCTGGGCTTCCTAATCCTCCTCCACCTTCGGAGTTACCAACTTTATTGTTGTTCAAGCTGTCCATAATATTTGTTGGTGGTTCTGGTGGACCATAAGGAACTTTTCCCATACTGTCAAACAAATTTCCTATATCTAATTTATCCTCAATATTTCTTCCAAACTTATCACCTAAATCAAATGCTTCCCCGTATTCAAATCTGTCCAATTTAAGAGCATTAGCATCTTTTCTATCAAACTTAATTTCGGCCTCACCTACTAAATCCTTAACTAGTCCTTTAAGTCCACCTCTCCAACCATTGACTGCCTCAGCAAGATTAGATCCAAAAACAGCATCTATAGCTGATGCTATACCTTCTAAAATTCCTAAAATTGAATCTGCCATTCCTCCAAATAGCCTTACAATTGAACCTATTGGGTCGTTAAATATATTGGCAAAAAATTCAGCAAAAGTTAATATATTATTCCAAAGTACTACTCCCATTTGAATTACAAAATTTATAACACCTACAAATAAGTTACCTATAAAAGCAAGTACTGTCATAAAAGCTCCTGCAATCATACCTGTTGCACTTAATGATGTACCAGCAAAATGATTAATTGCTCCTACTACCCCGTAAAATACTGCAATTAACATAATTATTGCTATGATAATCCAAGCAATAGGACATGCCAAAAGAGCTGCGTTTAACCCCCACTGTTCTGCTGCGGCAGAAAATGTCCATCCTGCTTGCATGGCCGTATAAGCATTCTGAATGTTTTTAATTACATTAGATATACCCATTATAGTATTTCCTATAACTAAACTTAAATTATAAGCAATTAAAGCTGCTACTATTCCCCATATCAACGGTCCAATAAAGGACCAATTATTTAAAACTACTTCGCCTACCCAACTAAAAATATCTAATAACCCTTTAGCTATACTAGATATAGCAACTAACCCATTAGCTAATCCATCAAAAAAAGGTTGAAAGCTTCCTTGTTGAAACCCTTCATTAATAGTGCTTAAAATAGGTTTTAAAATCTGCAAAGCACCATAGCCAGATTCTGCAAAAGAGGTTTGTATATTTGACTTTAAATTATTAAGTTGTGCTATAGCTGAATTATTAACTTCTTCTAATGCTTGCTCTGTAGCTCCCTTTTTATTTAATATTTCATCAAATTTATTTATAAAATCATCCATACCTGAACTGCTCTCAAGAAATTCTTGGTCTGCACCCTCAAACTCAAAATTCTTCATTAAAGCTCCATAGTCACCAGCTAATGCTTCTTTAATTGCAGATCCGGAGCCTTTCAATCCTTGATTTGGATTAAGAAGAGATAACTTTTCAGCACCCTTATTTAAATTCATCAGTTTATCTGTATCCTTAGTGAATTTCATAAATTCCATACTTATTCCTGTAAATTCCTTTAAACCATAAGCACTTTGATTAGCATGATCAGTTAACCCTTCAAAAAACTCTTTTCCTGCACCTTTGCTACCTAAAGCACTAGAAACACTAATAAGTTGTTGTTCTAATCTTGCAGCACCACCAGTAATTTGTTGAAGTGGTCTTGTCATTTCATCAAACATTCTTAAGCTAGCTGATACTGTTGCCATAATAGTACCTGTTGCCATAATATCACCTCCTTTTAGAGATAATAAAAGCACTCCTGCTAAAGAGTGCTTTTAACTTAAAAAATTTATTTTCATAGAACTATTTTTCCTAGTAAATTATATATTATTATTTAGCTCTATTTTTTCTTAGCTTTATTTAAAGACCTTTTTTCACTTTCTACATAAAGATCTATACTCGCATATATAAAAGCTTTTTCATTTCTAGGTATATTTTTAAATGTACTAGGAAGAATTTTAAGTTTATGGAGAGCATAATGTGCATAATTAGCCTCAGCATCCCCCCCATTTATTAGTTTTTTGCTTCTTCAACTAACTCCTGCATACTTCTGTCATATCCATTTACTTCACTTACTACACTTGACCATTCTGAGTATTCTCCATCACTCATCTTACTTTTCATAGCTTTAAGTAATTCTTCATCACCCATAACTTGCCATGCTGATTGAAGCTCTGCATTTTTTAAATCTGGATAGGTTGTAGTTTCTATTATAAGCTTAGCTAAATATTTATCATTATCTGTTTCTATTACTTTTTGACCTTTTACGAAACTAACTTTTCTGCATTTTTTTCTTATTTCATCACCTATAGTTGATGCTATAGGTTTGAACCTCATTTTTCTTTTTTTTCCACCCATAGTTATTTCTCTTTCTATTTCTTCCACTTCTTCAAAGGAATCCATTAAAAAGTCTTCAAATTTATTCATTATATTTCCCCCTAATTATCCTAATGTTGGTTTATTAAATTTATTTAATATATCTACATCTTCAAAGGTAAATGCCATATCTTCTTCTAAAACTTCACTTTCTACATCAAAAGCAGCCATGCTTACCTCATCAAGATTACAGTTTTTTAATACTACTGTTTGTCCTCCTAAACTACTTGTTGGGTCCTCATTGGTTACAGTAATATCAAAATAAACATCTCTACCTTCTTTTATATAGCTAAGCATTAACTCTCTGAAAAGAGAAGTTGAATAATACACAGTAAGTGTACCTGTACCTTTCCAGCCTGCTGCCTTATTTTGAGTAGCTCTATTACCTAAAGTTTTCCCTTCTGTTTTTTGTTTTTCAACTTTAGATTCTAACTTCTTTGCATAAAATAATTCTTCATTTCTACCATTTACAGTTATATATGCTCTTGCCTCAGCACCACTAATAGTATCACTAAGCTTTAAAGATCCCATCTAACATACCTCCACATTCATGTATAATTTTTCCATACTATCTATTGGTTGTACTTCAACCTTTACTAATACAGAGTCTTTGTCTTTTCCTTTTTCAATTTTAATATCTTCTGGAACAACATTTTCAAGGGCATCCATCTCTTGAAGCTGCTCTAAAAATTTAATTACATCCTTTTTAAAAAGAATTCTACCATCTACGCTATTAGCAATTTTGCCAATGTAATTAGTTTCCCATAATAGTTTAATTCCATTATTTATTTCATATAAAGTTCTTATCAATCTATTTTTTCTATAGTCTTTATCTTTATCTTCAGTAAATGTTTTAAGAGTATTAATATCTTGTTCTATGACTACTTTTCTATTATTAATAGTAAACACTATTTCTCCATTATTTAAAGCATCTACTATTTCCTTATTTGTATATTTAATATCTACATCAATAGCACCCTCATACTGAAGATATGTGTTAGATTGATTTACATTTGCTCCTGCTGTAGCTCCAGTAACAAATGCAACTGCCTTATCAGATGTTATTTTGGTTCCATCCCCTAAGATAACTCCATTTTTAACACTAATAACATTTTCGCTATCAGCTTCAGCATAATTTTCTAGAACTAATTGTACTTGTCTGCCATCTTCTTTTAGTCTCTTTATAAAATCAGTAGCTACAGCTTTTATATCTGATTCCTTGGTTGGTATTCCTATAGTATGAAACTCATGTGCTTCAATGGCTGATAAATAATCAGTATAATTTTCATTAGTAACAGTTCCATCTTCACCGCCTTTTAATGGTAGTCCTGATGTAGTTTTTAACTCTCCAGTTCCTTTGAACTCAACATAACTATTTGATTTCAAATCATCTATAGTTTTAACTAATTGTTTATCAACTTTATTACCTTCAAAAGTAGTTATAACCTCAAATTTACTTGCGTCATCTATATCATTTTGAATTATTACAGTAATATTATTTCCCTTTGTACCACTATACTTAGCATTTATAGTTAGTCCTTCTAATGTTGCAGTAGCTTTACTACCCTCATTAAGTCTATATAGTAAAAGTGTCTTAGCTTTCTTAAATACTTCTCTAATTAATAAAGCACTATTATCTGATATATTGATTCCCAATACTTTTGACAAATCATCATCAGCATGTATAGTAATGATTTCTTTTTCAGGTCCCCAAGGCAGAGTTAAAGGCATTGTTGCAATTCCTCTTTCTCCTATTGATGTTATTTCATTCTTTTTAGATTTAAAGTTTATATATGCTCCTGGTCTTACTTTATTTTGTGATGTCCATGTTCCTCCAGCCATCTATTTCACCTCTCTCTTTTTAAATTCATCTATAATATTTCTAGCTTCCTCTAATGAGTACTCCTTATCATCAAGTAAAGCCTTTAAAATATCTCTTTCTATTTGTGTAAATTTATTAGAATTAACAATTTGCTCTTTATTAAATTTAATTTGTTTAATTTCTTTTTTAGTCATTCTTCAATTCTACCTCCCTATTTAACACTTTCATTTTAGTCACTTCTTCTACTTCCCTCACTACTTTATAATTAAATTGTAAAAAGAAGTGCAACACTCCATCTATAATTTCATGCTCCATATTACTAGCTCTATATAAATCTTTATCTACAGGCACATATTCAAGAACTTCATAGAGTTTATTAGCAACCTCTAAGCAATCTAAATTAATCTCCTCTTTATCAGTAAAATAACTCACGTCAAAATATATACTTTTTTTATACCTAATATTAAGTTCTTTACTTTGTCCTGATTTTAAAACTTTAATAAAAAAACAAGGTCCTTCAAAACCCTGCTTTACTTCTTCATCATATATATTTATGTTAGGAAACTCTTTATTGAGCTTTTGGCTAACTCCTACCCTTAAATCATTTATAGTTGATATACTATCGCCTCCTTTAAGATCTACCATAAAGTATTTGTTTTAATAGTTGAACTTGTTTTTGCTCTAGAAACTTAGGCAGCTCTTTTTCTATTTCTTCCATAGAAATAGTTGCCATAAACTTTCCTTCTACCCATGCTTTACCATCTTCAGTTACATACCCATACTCCACATGAGAAGCATATTCTAAATCATTAAATATCTCTACTATATAACTATTGCCATGTTTAGCTACATTTTCTATTTTCCAATTTTCCTTTAACTCTCCTTTAGTCTTATTAGGATAAGCATCTACTGGAGTTCTATCCTTAATCTTTTCTTTAGCTCTAAGTGCCATTTCAAGTAAAAATTCCTTTATCCATCTTTCAATTACTCTTTCATCAAGAGCTTTTTGAAATCTCTTAGATATCTTCTTAAAATGACTACAATCCAAGTTTGCAAGTCTAGCCATTATGATTTCTCCTCTTTACTTAATATCAATTCTTGATGGGTATATCATACTAGTATTTTACGTATTTGGTAGATATATTTAACTAATTATTTATTACTCCTATTTAAGTAAAGCTTAATTTTTCTTTAGTTATATGGTCTTTATTATTTGCTTTATATTTTCAAGACAAATTCCAATAAAAAATCCTTAGAATCACATTCTAAGGGCATACCTGAAAACTTTTTAGTTTTATTTGATTTACTTCAGTAATATGTGAGCTCTTTAATACTTTTTAGTCATGTCATTTTTATCACCTCCAATATGATATTTATATTAATTATTTAAAGTAACACTTATATAAGTAGATACTTAATATAATTTTTCCATACTATCATATTATCATGCTGCTAATATCTTTAAAATATCAAGAAAATATCACTATTGTATCATATCGAATTCTATACTATTCTCCAGCTACAATATATAAACTTTTCGGTTATGTCATTCTCATCACCTCCAATACGACATTTATATGGATTATTCCAAATAGCACTTATATTTTTATAAGTGTTAAAAAGGCACCTACATAAGTAGATGCCTAAATATAATTTTCCATACTATCATATTATCATGTTGCTAATATCTTTAAAATATCAAGAAAATATCACTATTGTATCACATTGGATTCTATACTATTATCCAGCTACAATATATAAACTTTTCAAGCATATCATCTCTACCACCTCTAATATGATATTTATATGGGCTATTAAAATAGCACTTATATTTTTATGAGTGCTAAAAAGACACCTACATAAGTAGATGCCTTAATATATTTTTCCATACTATCATATTATCATGTTACTGATATCTTTAAAATATCAAGAAAATATCACCATTGTATCATATTGAATTTTGTACTATTTTCTATCTACAATACATAAGCTTTCTAGTGATGTTATTTTTGCCACCTCTAATAGAATATTTATAAGTATTATTTCAAATAACATTTATATTTTCATACCTACTAAAAAAGCACCTACATAAGTAGATGCTCTTAAGACATGTAAAGGAAAATAATATACTGGCCTATTATTTTTTGAAGATGCCTTAATATATTTTTCCATACTATCATATTATCATGTTGCTAATATCTTTAAAATATCAAGAAAATATCACTATTGTA